CTCTAATAGTCTGTCGATATTCTTGCTGCTGTCGCTTAATTTGCTCTCTTCTTTGTTCAGCTTCTTGTTCCTGTTGTTCAATAAGTTCTTTTCTCTTCTGTTCTTGCCTATTAGAGAGAATATCCTTGGCATCTTCTGCCTCACTCTTCAGGATACCCCCACTTTTATAAGTTTCAACCTTTTGATCAACCTTATGATTACTACATCCATCAACTTCCTGAAGCTTTTCTCTAACAATTCTTTCTTGAGTGCTCTCATTCCCCTCTAGCTCAAGATCTTCGTAGTCTGGAGAGTTAAGAACTTCCTCTCTAAATGTATCAGGATCTCCTCCATTTACTCTATATCTTGTGTATTGGGCAACATCAGGATATTGCTTAAAGAAAGTATCAATCTCCTTCTGTGCCATCTTTTCTGCCCCCTTTCGAGTAACCTTTGTAACATCTTCAAAAGTATCATCAAGCTCTCCACCAAGATCTTCCTCTGGATCAACTCCAAATTGAGAAGCAATTTCATCTACAATTCTAACACTTTCTTCATCTTCTTCAGCTTCCTCATCTTCTTGGTCTTCAGTTTCTTGATCTTCTACATTCTCATCTTGCTCATCTTCTTCATTTGTTGATTCAGACTCATTATCACTGGATGAAAAAGAATCCCGTAGACTTTCCTCATCAATAGTTTCTGCATTTTCTTCATCTAGATCTACATTCTCTTCCTCTGATTGATCTTGTTGATCAAGATCTTCAGATTCATTTTCGTCTTCAAGCTCATCAAAAGTAACTTCATCAATATCAAAAGGCATATTATATCGGATTTTGTTTTATTCTTGGTTTAGTTTATGTAATTTCCTCAATACTTGTTCCGAGAAAAATACCATTTATAATATATAACTATTCTTCTCTAGTTCCAGCCTCTTTTTTCTGCTGCATCTTAGCAATCTTCTCATCAGATTCCATTTCTCTCTTTTCTTGTTCAAGCTCTTCTCTAGTAATTTCCTTTTCTTCAAGCATTTTTTCAATCTCAGTACCTTGCTTAATCTTCGCCTCCTCAAGATCAGCCTGATTATCAAGGCGAGTCTGTAGAATTTCAGACTCAATTTTCTGCTGCTCAAGATTTCTTTTAGCCTCCTGCTGTGCTTTCTCAGCACGTTGTCTTGCCTGAATAAGCTTATTTCTACGCTCCTCAGCATCTCTAAGCTTTTCTTTTACAGAACTCATAGACTGAGAATCAAGGATCTCTGCTATATCAGCAGGTGTAGCAGCATCATTCTGAAGCATAGCCTGACCAAGTTCTTTGACCTTACGGAGATTAATTACATCCTGTCGAGCATCTGAGACATATACTCCATAATTTGATTCAGCGTGTTCATATCCATCAATATCTACAATTTCTTCTGACTTATCAGACATTTTGAAGTTAGAACTTTTTCCATTCACCCATGCCCACTTGCTGTAATCAAGAAGTCCCTGTAATTCTCTCTCTTCAAATTCAGCAAATTTAGCAAACATGTCTTCGGTCATTGAAGTTGACTGCTGAATAGCATTTTCTACGTTCTCAACCTTTTCATATTGACCAGTCTTCCCTTGCCTCTGTGGATTAATATCAATTAGATCATATACTTCCTTCTTTGTGTATTCAAGAAGCTGAATATACTGAGTTGCAGTTTCCATTGTAAGATCCATCACCTGTTGTTGGTGTGGATTTGGTTGAATACCTTCCTTCTGAAAGTCCTGCCAAGCAATTCCAGTAGCATCAATATAATACATGTATTTATCCATATCCCAACCATCAGGAATCATATTTACATCAAGTTGAGCAATAACACCCTTTGACTTGGCAATTTCATTCTCCAGACGGTATTTAAAGATGTTGTACATTAACTGATAGGGATATCCAAGTATCATTAGACTCACATTTGGTGAGTTTCTATCGGAATACTTTCTTCCGTTAATTGGAAGCTTACATTTACTTGGATTATCCATATCCCGTCTTTGAACAGGATGTGGTTGAATATCTACATAAATATCTTCATCAATTCTAGTTCCTTTCCAGACCTCATTAATCCAATGCCATTCTACTGTAAGATCATTTTGCTGTAGTTCATAGTCCTCTTCAACTTGTTTCTTTTGAATCTGACCAAATTGATCAATATATTCTACAATTCCAATCTTCTTTCTACTTTTCCAGTAGCATTGGACAACTTCTACAAGCCTGGTTGTATGCTCATCCTCATGTTCATCATTATATAGATCATCATAGATCAAGTAATCACCACTTCTATCAAGCTCAGGATTCTCTATCTGGTCAATTTGTTCGGGTGTGAGAACATCATAATATTCATCTACAACCTCACTTGGCTGTGCGTACTTTCGGATAACAGCCCAATCACCATCCTCAATAAACTCTACTTCTGGACTCTTATCATAGTCTAGATGAAGGGGATTAAGAATCTCATACTTAAGTTCTCCACCAATGATATCTCTCAGAGAACCAACTTTACCAGCAATTAGCCAATCTTTCCAGCCTTCAAGAAATTTACGCTCTACCTCATTCTCTTGCTGGATAATATTTAAAGCCTTCTGTCCCTGAATAGCTCTTTCATCTCTATAGTTTTCTTCAAACTCCTCTGCAACTTCTTTTGGTCTTGGTGGATCCTTTCTTTCCGGTTGATTCTGTCTTGATTCTCCTGGTAGAACATCTCTTTTTCTAAGCTCATCTTGAAATCTCTGCTTAATTGCTCTCATTACCTCTTTTCTCTTCTCCTCAGACTTTCGAGAGACAATATCATCATTTTCCACAACCACCGAATAATTCATAGGCCGCTTTCTTTTCTCTCCCAATAGGAGATCAACGATAGGCCTAAGAATTGGATAATTGTGTAGTTCAGCGGGAAAGTTCTGCCTCTTTTTCCCATAGGGCTTCAGTACATGAGTGTAATCATCCTCATCAATTACACCATTATATAGATCATATGCCTTTTCTACAAGGTCATAGGATGTACCCCCTTTGGGAATCTGGGAAAAATAGGAAATATCATAGAAAGCATCAATATTTTTCTTCTGCCACTCAAAATCCTTTTCTTCTCTTGGCAGACGTTGCCTTGGAATATCCGTTGATGTGTTTTTAAGTACGCTCACAGACTATTTTGGAAATAGTTCTCGATTAAAGAAGTCGCTGTGTTCTTCAACTGGATCTTGCTTTCTGACCTTTTGGTTCTGTAACTGTCTAAGATAATACATACCAACCATTAGGGCAGAAACACGGTCAAAGTTACCATCCTCATTGTAATTTGCAAGCTCTTTTAATAGTGCAGGATCCAGAATTTTATTAAGTACAAGTGTTCTCTTTCCTTCGGCAGACTTTGCATATTCCTCTAGAAGCCAATCACGAATATATACTTCTGCCTGATTTTTCATGCTTTTACTACTCATTGTAAGGCCATATGTTCGAGTTGTTCTTGGTCTACTTCTATGTCTATTTTCTTGTATATTTGGCTTCTCATATAAGCGATGAAGTAAATTATTATTTTTAGCATACTCCATCACATTTCCCCTATTGTTTTCAAAGGCAATTTTAGCATTATAATACTCAGCAAGAAGGAAGAGATTTCTATTATAAGTATCCTGCTTTAATGGTCTTCCTACATAAGAAGCCACAGGACAATTTGCATACGTAAGATCAATATCATTTACACGCTTAATTACATAGGCTGCCCCAAGAGAAGATCCTTCGGGAGATCCATCATGAGCATAGGGGTCATGACAGATCATGTACATATTATCAGGTACTCTACCAGCATCCGTCTTATAAGGAGTCTGTTTAATAACAACACCTCCTCTCCTATCAGTATCTTTGGGAGTAGGGAATTTAAATATTGGATTTACATTTGCATCTGGATTGAATTTAACTTCTCCTTCTTCTCTGTATAGAGTACCAGAAGTAAGAGCCTTATGCTTATTCTTTGATATAACCTCCGATAGTTGAGAATTAAGCTCATTTGTGGGAAAGATGTTATTATCAACCCTCATTGTAGCCTCTCTTGGAGTAAAGGGAAATTGGGCTACATGCTTGTTATATCCTCTTGGATCATCAGATTCCTGCTTTTCCTCTCGCTCTTGATTAAGATATGTTTTTGCTTCCTCTACCTTTGACTTTCCATTATTATCTATAAATCCCTCAAGATTTACATATGCAGGAACAAAGAATGAGCATGTATTACTTTCACTTGCATCATCCCATTTATTTTTGATTGGAATTACGTTATAATTTTCAGGATTAAAGAATAGTTCCTCTAATCCCTCATAGTCAGCACCTTTAGTACCACCTGTATTATGAGTAACTATTCCATTTGCTAGATAAGTATTTGTATTATTTGCAGTAAGATTATATATCTTTTGCTCTCCAATATCTTTTATATTAACTACTCTTTCAAATTTAAGACCGGGAAGATGATTAGCATCTTCTGAAGACTTTTTTAGATAATCGTCTACTATATCACTAAGTTTTTCTTGCTTATAACTAGGAAAAAAGTCTATATTATTATAAAAAGCTATTACACTTTTTTTATCTCTAATTTCTAGTCTATAATACAAATTTTCCGAAGAAATACTACTATATTCGTCTTTTCTATCTCTATCCCTTTCATCTATCTCGTTTATATTACCATGAATACCTAACTTTTGTAAGAGGATTAATACTTCATATAGTAGATCTTTTGATGAAGATGTTAGATTAATTTCATCTCTAGTCACGCATCCATCTGCATCAAAAAATCCTCCTAACAACTCACAGATATCTTCCTTTTGATAAGAGTGAATATTCTTTGGAAGAGTTTTGTCTAACTTAGTTTGTCCATAAATTTCTAGTTTTCTAAGCTCTGGACATATATTTCTTATTCTAGTTTCTTTGTAATCCTTATTTTTAGAGGTTTTATAAGTTCTTTCGGTTGTAGTCTCAAAATTATTTTCAATGTAAGAGTTTACTTCTTCATCACAGTTACTTAAAACCGGGGTTTTATCTATTCCATAGCTACCATCTCCAATTAACCAACCAACTATTCTAGGTTCCCACATCTCTTTATCTCCAAATACATCAACTTCTCTAGCTACGGCTAATTGATCACCAACTTCAATATTGTCTGCTCTTTTAAATTCAGTATCTTTAAACTTCTTTCTTCTTCTTTTTCCATTTACTCTATGTGACTCCTTAGTAAATACATTACTAGCCCTACTCCATAGAATTGGATGGTCAATACTGCATCTAAGACTTCTACCTGTATTAGTAGTTATTTCCACACACTCTTTTTTAGCAGGATCCTTCCAATAGGATATATCTTCTTTAGATATTTCTTGTCTCACTCTATTAAAACCAAGTATACCATCTTCTTTATTTAGATTTTCTATATTTACTAGATCACCATTATTATTCCAAACCTTAGTTCCCTCACAGACACAGCCATAGGCAATCATCGTCCCCGTAGTATATTTTCCCTGCTCATAAG